TTGGTTATATATGGATAAAATAAGAAAATAATAAAATATAGTCAAGTAATAAAATATATAAAGCAAAATAAAAATTGGAAATAAAAGTAAAATTGTACTGGAAATTCAAAATTGAATTAACGTCTCATGTCAAGGTTGATTCCAAGAGCAGTGAAGAACTCAATCATTCTGGCAGTAACTCCAACAAAGGTCTTGTGGAGTGCTTCAACCTTTGTGATTGCGGTCTTAACCTTTTCTAGTTCTGAATTCATCCATTCTCCAGGCAATTTGCCGTCATATCTCTGTCTCAGCACTTTCTTCACTGTCTCAGGGCTTGCCAGGTTCTTTTTCACTCTTACAACTGCAAATGCAAGTGGGAACAGCTGAAACTCAGTGAGAAACATTTCTGCTCCGGGAAGCGTAGACAGATAGATCATTGCTCCATGCTGCCAGTTGATCCCCATGGACTCAGAGATCGGGTTGATGACGACTGACTTGATTCGCTCAAAGTTCTGCTTATTCTGGGAGCTGGTCTGCAAGCAGTACAGGGCAAGATATCCGGAAATGCGGTGCAAGGTATTATCATGGTCCTGCACTGTAACCGGAGTGGCTCTTCTGTAATGGTTATTAACAACCTCAACCTTCCAAGATCCAAAAGTAAGCGTTCTGCGTTCCGCCGGGTCCTTTGCCAAACGAGCCTTGGCTGTACGTGCATGCAGGAAGAAACATTTAATGTTTGCTGGAGTAAGCTGGTCCCCGTGAGTACTAATAAAGACATTGTATTCCTGCGTTGGATCATAAGTGCTAGAGCTTGCCGTCGAATCATCGTCAAATACGTATAGAGAGTCAGACATCTTGCTTCGTCGGACTCAAAGAGGATCTCCAGGTTTGCAAAACTTTGTAGTATTTTTAAGAATAGTTTACTGAGGAGTACACTACT